GTTTCGCTGTATCCACGCCAATAATTATCGGTGTGGCATTGAGCTATCTGTTTAAGAGCAAGGTGCCGTAAAGCACGACCCTCATGAAGAGTGTCATCATCAAGGGAGTAAACCCCAACTGCAAAGGGATAAACTTTTTCAACAAATACAAAATAAAACTCGGATGCAAGTGTGACTTGCAAATAATGAGCTGCTTGCAGATGGTAAAGGTATCGAGCAATTGTTTTGATTGCATTATCAGGAGAAGCACCACCTTCTCCTGTAGTTTTTAAATCAACGATGACATCATCAGCAATCCAATCAGGTCTAGCTTTCACTGCAAGACCAGTTGAAGGGTCGCTTTTAAAGTAGCTGAGTTCTGCCTGCCCAAAAGATAAAAGACTTGATGCGGTTGGGTGCCTTTGCACTGATTCCGATAAAGATAAAGCAAGGTCATATTCTGCCTGAGATATTGGTTCCTTGCCCTCTGCAATGACTTCTGCTGCTCTTTCTTTACCAGCCTTTGTGGTTTTATTAGGACAAATAATATATTGCTTCTCAGCCCTTTCTCGCTCAAGTGTGAAAGCATGAGCCAATTCACCATCTCTAAATGCTTTTTTTACAACAGGAGCGTGGTCAACTTTGCCATCACCATATTTCAATTGATGCCAAACTTTAGGACAGGTTTTAACCCAGCTTTTTAAGTCGGAAGCACTAATATCTTCTTTTGCGTGATATTCAGCGTTTGACATATTCATAAGGATTGGGTCTGGATATTTCATTCTTCTTCATCCTCATAAACTTCGTCATCGCCTTCTTCTTTAAGTTCTAACTCTCCGATAGAGGACTCTTTTATGACTTCGATGATGTCAACGAGAGCATCGCTGGAAGTCTCATCAAAACAATAATTTTTGTATTTAGTAAGGCCGATCGTCTGCTGAATGGCATGGTCTACAAATTCATGTAGTTTCATTTTTTTAGTTCCTCGCAGGCAAGTTCAACACCAGCATTACAATCTGCGGTTGTCATCTGGGTGAAAGTTGAGTCGAGGGCGGTGAAAAGTATGCCGCCCATCGCAATGTATAAAAGAAAATGCTTCATGAGTTGGAAAGGATAATTGCCATCTCTGGCTTACTACTATATTACCTCTGTTATATAGGTAAGTCAACTTAAATGTACTTGTTATTATAGTGTTTTGTTATAACAAGTTATAAGCCACTGAGCATCAAGAGATTTAAGATCTGACACAAATTCATCATCTGTGTAATTTTGGTCATCAAAAAACCTGTTTGATAATTGTGCTTTTCTTTGCTGGTATTCTCGTTCAGTCATAATTAAAAAGGGTTCCCCCAAGTTTCATATTGCTTAAGAGTTATTTTGCCTTCTTTGCAAAGGCTGTCAGTATAGTTATTGAAGGCTTCTCTTTTTGCAATAGTATCGTAATAAAAACGTGAGCCTTTAGTTTCTGCCTTCCACGCCTCTCGGAAGCTCAAAAGGGCTTCTTGTTTTGTTATATGCTTCATTTGTACTCCTTTTGGTTTTTTATATTTGTGAAAAACCATTTATCAAATTCTTCTTTATCAACTTTCAAAAGCCTGTCTGCCTCTTGCAATATTTGTTTCTCAATAACTGTTATTAAATTGTTTTTATCTTCTTCTGCCATTGCAGCTAATTCATTTGATTTGGCATTTGTGGGTGCTGTTGCAGCAAGAACTATTGCTGCAATCGCTCCGTTATAAAAAGGTATTTTTGATATATCCATTACTTATCCTCCCATCCTAATAATTTACCTATTTTGTCAAATGTTTCTTGTCCTGAAGATGAAAATTTATCGTAGTCCCAACCCATCTCTTCTATAAGTTTGATAAGCTGGTCACCTTCGTCATCGGTATGAAATTCGTGTTTAATTTCTGATGCTTGGATATACATTATGCAACCTCCTCTAAATGACAAGTTTTATACCAGCGAGTGATTTCTTTTTGGTTTATAACCTCGAGTGCATCCCAATCAAATGGGTCATCGTTAATTACCATCACAGGCTCTTGAGTTTCTATAACTCGGTGTGTTGCTTTGAAGGCCATTTTATTAAGCAAGTTAAGTGGAGGCATCTCTGCCGTTACTAATACATTACCTTAACTTAATACTACTGTCAACTAACCTCCCTTAACCTATGTGCCTCTAATATTAGTGTCACATAACAGGTTGACTCAGAGTTATAAGATGGTAATATAGTTGTGAGGGAGATGATTCCTCAATTGCAACTTGTCAATTTAATACTATGTACGGATGTGATCATTTGTACTTTGGAAACAAAGTATCAAAAATCAAACAATTCACTGGTCCTTATGTTTTAAGGACTGATGGCAATAAAAAGCTTATTCAAGCTCAACTTATGCCAAGAGTCGATCAAGAAGTAAATGTTTCTTGGCTGGCTAATCACAACACAGGTCGAAATTCCAATCCACCTCAAACTCAAATTTCCATACAAGGAAATCTCGAAGGGTTGATTAATGAAGAAGGCGAGGGAACTTACAGAGTTCTTATAAACAACCAAACCTACACTTATTTTTTCGACAGCAATATTTGGCAGATAAGTCAAAAAGACAAAGATGCCAGATTAATTATTCTGATCGATACGACTCATGAGACGGATTACAATTACGAGGAAAAAGTAGATCCAATCGGATATGCCTTGAAACTCGAAGAACGTGGAGTGATCTAAACAATGGGCTGCTCTTTACAGGGCAGCTTTTTCTTGTATCATTTATTATATTTAAATTAGATCGGGAAGCCTGATGACTAGTAAAGGAAGGTCTGAAAGCTGAACAACACCCACTGATACTCTGGGCAAGGCAGGGCAGTCAAGGCAAGGGACTGATCAAACTCCCGATTTTTATTTCACAACTTGTATTAAGATATCCGCACCAATTTCCTCTTCTTCGTTGCAATATTTTTTAGTCGCTGATAAATTTGTTACCTGAGAATCATCTTTGAATGCAATATCTGTTAGAGCGTCTAAAGTTGATCTTACGAGCTTATCCAAGTCATTTTTTTTTACAATCAAATGTTCAGGTGCTGATTGCTTCAGCGTTCCATTTAAGCGATAGTGACTTTTAGGACGATTAAACCTAAATATCATCTCAACTTTGCAAGCACCCTCGATAGGTGCCTTTGCTTTCTTTACTGCCTCCTTGCTTACTGCCTTACGCCATGGTTTCACTCTTTTACTTACCTCTATCATTCTGCCCCCACCAACATGTCTTTTGCTGCCTTGAGGGGCTGGTTCAATATTTTTGATGGAGATAAAAAGAGATGTCATTCAATCCACAGGGTTATCCCTTCACTGCTTTACCCACAAATCTTAGAGGAAAAATACAACCTTATCAATTAGCTGTTTTATGGGTTATTCAAAGTTATGCAAGCAAAGATGATCAGCAATGCTACCCATCATTAAACACAATTGCAACGGCTGCTTGTATGTCAAAACGCCACGCAATGAGAGTTGTAAATCAACTTGTCTCATTGGGTTATTTGGAAAGAAAACACCAAAGCGGTAAAAACGGAGAGCAAAACAGCAATTTATATAAAGTGACCATTTGGCACCTTGCAAATGTACCAGAACCCAGTATTGATGGGCGTAGCACCTCAGTCACCCCCCATAGCACCTCAGTCACTACCCCATGGACTGACAGTCACCCCCCCAGTGACTCACAGTCACCCAAACTAGATCCATATAAACAAGATATAAATAACAATATTAGTAAAGTTAGTAAACAAAAAATAAAGAAGAAAAAATACACTGATGATTTTGAGCTTTTTTGGCAACAATATTTAAAAATTAAAAAAAGAGCCTCTGGTCAAACAAAACCTAAAGCCTTTGATGAATATTGTGTCGTTATAAAAAGTCATCCACATGAAACACTTGCTTTAGCGTTACAAAGAGCTATAACTGATCAGCACCAAATCGAAATTAAAGGTGGCTTTGCCACTCCGTTTCCAGATTGCTTCCGTTGGTTAAAAAATGGCAGCTTCGAAGCCTTCCTCACTTCTCCCGTCATAAACAAACCAAAACAAAAACAACCATGGGAAAAAGATAAACCCATGAATCAAGATGTTCCTTTTTAACTTGCCATGTCTATTTACAAAAGAAAATTAACTGAAAAAACTTTAAATTTTTATCCCCCAGAAAAAGAATGCTTTGCTTGTTATGACACAGGCATTGTTTCCAATTCTGACGGTCTAATAAATACTCTTTATTGGTCAAACTATGATATTGATGAAAATGGTAAGCGTTTTGCTGGTTCCGACCTGTCAATAATCTGTCATTGCAAAAAATCTTATCAACAATTAGACGATGCACAAAATGTTATAAATTCTGGCTATAGAGACTCCTTTGGTAATATTAAAACCGTACAAACTATTAATGGTGAACAGGCTTTAGGCATTTCTTTATCAAAAGACCAAACAAGAGAAATTCATAATCAAAGAAAACAAAAATGGAAAGAAACCGTAGAAACAATGAACAAATATCGTATTAAAAATAATAAAAACAAGACAAAAGAACTTCCATATTTCATAGAAACTGTAAAAGAAAATTTAAACAATATTGAATCTCTCTTCTCATTTCCCACAGAAAAAGCTACTGTTGATTCAATGAAATCAAACAAAAGTGACAACTTATCTTCCAAAAAACCTGCTTTATGAATCCGCCCCAAGCAGAGAAAAAAGGGAAAATATAGAATTTTCTAAAAAAAATCCTTCTCCACAATCTGTGGAAACTCTTTTAACCTACCCTTGGCCAGTTCATTTGAATTGGGGTGATTGGTTTCTTGATGAAAATAATTTTTCTCTTGATTTACTTCCTGACTGTCACTTTGGAAAATGGTCACATGAAGAACCACTTTACTCAATAAACCTACTTGAAATTTGCTCTGCAAACGACATGGTGAACTGGTTTTTTCACCTTCAAGGAAAAGACCCCTTTCTTTATGGTGAAAATATGATTATTGACTTGTTTTATGCTTTTAAAGAAATATTTGGTGATTTTAAACACGATCTTGGTAAAGTAGGAACTACCATCAGTCCAAAAGCAGCAATCAATCTGCATCTTAAAAAATATAAAATCTACAGAGCAATAAATGAAAATTAACGAACTACAAAACGATCACAAAAATGCTCGTAAAAGAACTGATCGATCCTCTGCCTTAATAAAAGAATCTTTACAAAAATATGGTGCTGGGCGTTCAATAGTCATTGATGAAAACAACAGAATCCTTGCAGGCAACGGCACAATCGCTGGGGCAAGAGCAGCAGGCATCAAAAATGTAAAAGTTATCGAAACCGAAGGTGATGAAATAATTGCTGTTAAAAGAAAAGGTTTGACTGAAGATCAAAAAGTAGGTCTTGCTCTTGCTGATAACAGAACCTCCGACTTATCAGAATGGGATAAAGAAATGTTGCATCAGCTTTCTGAAGATCACGATATCGACCCATGGTTCACAAAAGAGGACCTAGCAGAAATACTCGGTGAGCCAGATATCATCCCAAGCGAAGGATTAACAGATCCCGATGAAGTTCCTGAAACACCAGAAGAACCAACCACAAAATTTGGTGAAGTATGGAAGCTCGGAAACCATAAACTTCTTTGCGGAGATTCAACTGACCAAAATCAACTCCAACCCTTAATGGAAAATGATCTGGCTGATCTTTGGTTAACTGATCCTCCTTATAACGTGAATTATGAAGGAGCCACCGCAGATAAATTAAAAATACAAAACGATAACCAATCTGATGCAGAGTTTAGACAATTCTTGGCTTCAGCCTACACAGTCGCACACCATTACCTTAACGATGGTGCTTCTTTCTATATCTGGCATGCAGACTCAGAAGGTTATAACTTTCGAGGTGCAGCAAAAGATGCCAACTTGCAAATAAGACAGTGCCTTATATGGGTCAAGTCCTCAATGGTTATGGGTCGCCAAGATTATCATTGGCAACATGAACCTTGCCTTTATGGTTGGAAAAAAGGTGCTTCTCATTTCTGGAACGCAGATCGCAAACAAACAACTGTCATGAATTTTGATAAGCCACATAAAAACAAAGAACATCCAACTATGAAACCTGTCGATTTAATCCAATATCAAATGTCAAATTCATCAAAACCAAACCATATAATCCTCGACACGTTTGGTGGCTCAGGCACAACCTTAATCGCAGCAGAAAGAATTCAAAGGCAAGCTCGCCTTGTTGAACTCGACCCAAGATACTGCGATGTAATAATTAAAAGATGGGAGAATTTCACTGGAAATAAAGCAGAACGTGTAATATCTAATTAAGAACTCTTTTTTATGGGCAGAAAAGGCACTCAAGCAGAGACAGTTATAAGAGCTCAAAGGTTTGCTCGCATTATTGCCAACGGTGGTCGTCGTTCTGATTGTGTTCGCTATGCCTCAGAGAATTGGGGGGTTGGAGAAAGAACTGTAGATAAGTATTTAGAGATAGCTAGGGCAGAGTTGAAGAAGGATTGGGATATGGAACGACCTCAGATGATTGCTGATCTTTTGGCTCAATGTAGCACCTTACAGATGGAAGCTAGAAGGGCTGGTCAATATCACATTGCTCTTGGTGCGATAAATACTGCAGCTAAACTTGCTCATCTCTGCTCATGAGTCTTTTAGAAACTGTCTCGCAGGGTCACGTTTTATTTCAAGAGGGATTGAGTTATATTCCTTCATCAAAAGATGTTATAAAAAAAATAAAAACTAAACTTCTTCCACATCAAGAAAAATTTTGTGACGACATAACTCATAGAAAACTAGCCCTTGTTTGTGGTTTTGGTGCTGGTAAAACTTATGCTTTAGTTTCTAAAAGTATTATTCTTGCTTGCATGAATGTTGGACATATATCAGCTATTTTTGAACCTACAAATGTGATGCTAAGAGATATTTTAATACGAACGATGAACGAGCTTTTAGATGAATGGGAAATACCTTACACTTTCAGAGCTTCTCCTTTGCCAGAATATCAACTGCAATTTGAAGAAGGTGTCCATACAATTTTACTCAGGACAATTCTTACTTATCAAAGACTAAGAGGACAGAACCTTTGTGCGGTTGGATTTGATGAAGCTGACACTGTTAACAAAAGAGATGCAGAGCAAGCAATGAACATGGCTCTTGCAAGATTAAGGTCTGGAAATGTGCAGCAATTTTATGCCACAACAACTCCTGAAGGTTATGGTTGGGCGTTTGACACATTTGAAAAAAACAAAAAATCAGACACAGGTCTAATACAAGCAAAGTCAATGGATAATCCTTATTTACCTGATTCGTTTATTTCTTCGCTTGAGGAAAATTATCCTCCTCAACTTATAAAGGCTTACTTATTAGGACAATGGGTTAATTTAACCAGCGGTGCTGTTTATAATCGCTTCAACAGAAACGATCATGTTATCAACACAATTCCTTTTGATATAAAGATGGAGACTCTTTTATGTGGTGTTGACTTTAACGTTATGAATTGTAACTGCGTTGTTGGTGTGAAAGACGGTGAAAATTTAGTAATAATAGATGAAATATCCAAACAAAAAGACACTGATGCTTTGGCACAGGAGATAAAAAGACGTTATCCTTCAAACAGAATATTAGTTTATCCAGACGCAAGTGGCTCGGCACGTTCAACAATTAATGCATCAAAAACAGACATCGCAATACTCGAAAGTTACGGCTTCAGTTCAATGGCTCTCAAAAGCAATCCCTTTATCAAAGATAGAGTTGCAACCGTCAATGCGTTATTACAAAACGGCAAAGGGGAACGACGTTTGGCGATTCATGCCCGTTGCACACGTTTGATTGAATGTCTTGAATTGCAAAGTTACGATGAAAAGACAGGAGAACCAGATAAGCAGAATAATTTGGATCACCATGTAGATGCTCTTGGATATTTGTGTTACAGAGAATTTAATTTGTTGTATGGTAGAGCAGGCAGGCCTACAGGAATTAGAATATATTAAAAGCAATGATATTATGAGGAAAAACTGTGTATAGTTCACTCAATATTTACAATCAACCAGTAACTTTAGCTCCAACAACAGTTGCATCTCCTAATGCTGCTTATCAACGGATGTCTAATTTTTGGGGATTGATTGAAGATTTAAAAGAGGGAACATATAAGATACGCAGCGAACACAGAAAATATCTTCAACAAGAACCAAGAGAAACAGATGACGCATACGACACTCGTCTTTCAAGGTCTACGGTTGTTCCTTATCTGCAAAGAATTGAAAAAATGCTATCGGGAATGTTAGTACGAAAGCCAGTGCGACTTGATGATGTCTCGGACTTAGTGAGGGAGCAACTTTTTGATGTTGACCTTGAGGGAAATGATCTTAATGTCTGGTTGTATCAAACAGCACGAATTGCAATATCATTTGGTCATGTTGGTGTTTTGGTGGACGCTCCAAAGGAAGGCGAGAAAGCAAGACCTTATTGGGTTACTTATACACCAAGAGATATTCTTGGGTGGAGAACTGAAATTATTGATGGGGTTAGAAAATTAACTCAATTACGACTTATGGAACAAGTTGTAGAACCTGATGGTAAGTACGGTGAAAAACTTGTTAAACAAATCAGAGTGTTAGAAATTGGTCGCTTTGAAATACATAGAAAAGATAAAAAAGGTGAATATAAATTATTTGATGAAGGAGAAATGAGTATTAAAGACAATATTCCGTTTTCCGTTGCATATTCAAATCGAGTTGGTTTTTATGAATCACGCAGTCCTTTATATGACATAGCAGAGTTAAATCTTAAGCACTATCAGATTCAATCAGACCTTGATAATATTCTTCATATCAGTTCTGTTCCATTACTTGCTGTTTTTGGTTATCCAAACGCTGATGAAATAACAACTGGACCTAACGAAGCTTTATCTTTGCCACCAGAATCAAGACTCGAATATGTTTCTCCGTCAGGGGACAGTTATGACAGCCAATTCACAAGGTTGGGTGACATAAAAGAACAAATAAATACTTTATCCTTGGCTGCGGTTCTTGGTCAAAAATTAGTAGGTGAGTCAGCGGAGGCCAAGCGAATAGATAGGTCACAGAATGACAGCACTATGATGGTGATCGCTCAACAGATGCAAGATTTAATTGATAATTGCTTAAAATTTCACAGTGAATATCTTAATGATCCCAACGCAGGCAGTTCTTTTGTTAACCGAGACTTTGTCACAGCAAGACTTGAGCCTGCAGAGATTGACAGCTTGTTAAAAATATTTGCAGCAAATGGAATTAGTCAAGAGAAATTACTTGAGCAATTAGCAAGTGGAGAAATATTAGGTGACGATTTTGATATTGAAGAAGAGTTAGAAAAAACACAATCAGGTGGGTTAGTTGAAATGAATCCAGAAACTGAAGCAGCATAATAAATGGCAACACCAGAGGCTTTTTATCGAGAAGCAATTGATCTTAATAGATACAGTAATAAAGTCCAATTTCAAATTGCAAGTCAGTTTAACGAGGTGATTTTAGATGTATTAAGGCAGATAAGAGACATTGAGGGTAACAGTCCAGCTGCGACTGCAAGGCTTCGTTCTATTTTGGCTCAGATGGTTGAGAGTTTAAAAGGTTGGGAAAATGAAAGTTCAGCTTATATGATCGAAGAATTACAAAATTTAGCTGAATTTCAAGTTGGTTTTGTTCAAGATCAATTACAGAGAGTGGTACCAAAAGGAGAAGTTCAAGTAAACACCGTTGCAATTTCTCCTGACTTTGCAAAATCTGTTGTCACAAGAGATCCCACAAAGCTTTCTATAAGACTACGGGATAAAGATGGAGTGTTTAAAACTGCACAATTTGCTTTGACAGCAAAACGTGGTTCCGATATATCACTTCCAAATGGCAAAACTGTTAAAAAGTCATTTAGAGGAATATCAGAGGATTCAGCGTCAAGATTATCTAAAGCAATCAGACTTGGTGTTTTGGAAGGAGAGTCTTTGCCAAAAATTGCAAGAAGGTTAAAAGGTCCTAATTTAAGTTTTGTTGGCAAACCTCAAAATGCTAACGCTTTAAATAATGCACTTAAAAATTCAGAAGGTATGTTGCTATCAAATAAACAAATACAAACTGTTGTTAGAACAACTGTTAATCAAGTGCAGAATGCAGCAAGTCAGGCTGTTTATGCAGCTAATAAAGATATAACTGGTCAATATCAATACGTAGCAACTTTGGATGCAAGGACAAGTTCTATTTGTCAAAGGTTGGATGGTCAGTTGTTTAAATATGATCAGGGGCCAGTTCCTCCTCAACATTTCAATTGCCGATCCACGACAGTTCCAGTTCTTGATGATGATGTTTTTGAACGTGCCTTTCCAAACACAAGACCAAGTGCAACAGGTCGAGTTCCTCAAGATACAAACTATGCAAACTGGCTGAAAGATAATCCAGATGTTCAAGAAAAAGTTTTAGGAAAAAAGAAGAGATATTTTAATTTTTTGATGAGTTCAAAAAGAGGTAACAAACGTTTAGATGCAACAGGTGCATTAAGAAAAATTATCAGGGAAGATGGATCAGAGTTAACATTAAAACAATTAGCCAGCAGATATCCAAATGCCACTTAAAAAAGGAAAGTCACAAAAAACAATCACTGGAAATATCAGGATGTTAATGAAAGAAGGCAAATCAAGATCACAGGCTGTTGCAATTGCTTTAAGTAACGCAGGCAAAACAAAAACAGCTAAGAAACGCAAAAAGAAGTAATATAAAAGCAGTTACTTTTATTGTTATGCCTAAAGGCGTTGGGTATGGTTCCACAATGAAACCAAAGTCAAAGAAGAAAAAAAAGGGAGGCAAAAAATAATGGGATATACTTTTAAAGTTCAAACTTATGATGAACCAAAAGGTGAAACTCAAAAGTGCGAAACAAAACCAACAGCCGTTAAAAAGGTTAAAAAGGTAAAAAGTGACGAGAAAGTTTAGGCGAGTCGCAAAAGATAAAAAGACAGGTGTTGCGAAAAAATATCTGTCTGGTGCAAAAAATAAAGCGGCAAAAGCTGCTGAAATAAAACGCACTGCGGCTGCTTACAAAAGGG